TTTTCATCCACATAATAGTTTTGTGCTTCTCTTACAAAATCCACACAGTTTTCATTCACATGCAGTGTGCCCAGATCCAGCATTTGACGCATCACATTGATACCAAAACTTTTATGGTTGGTTGTGCGTCCTTGATCATCGGGCGGATTGCGTATGGGGTCTGGCAACACATTGAGTTCATACTGTTCAAACATTTGACGCAGGCTCAAGGCACTCATGGTGTATCGGCCCACTGTGCCTGCATCGGGTGGCAACACAATGGGAGTGCCAAAAACTTCGGGTCGCATGAGATGCTGTATCCAATTGACCGGATTGGCTTCTTCGGTACCACGCACACAGATCTGCGTGTGCAACCAGGCTTCTTGATCTTCAGGATGCCAGTACATCAGGCTGATAACTGTGCGGTCGTTGACCAGTCCCAAGTCCAAAGCAATAACACGATGCAGACCAGACATATTTCTAAAATCAAAATCGCCAGTTTTGTAAAGGGGCCAATTTCTGATTTGAAATACTGCTCCCTTGCCCATGACAGGTACACCATTGCGACGAGCATCACGCTCATGAGGAAGATAATCTCTTTCAAGTTGTTGTCTCGTTTCATTAAGTAAAAATGGTTCGCCCCAGGGATCGTATTCGGGCACATCATCCCAACTGACTCTGATGTGTTCGTAACCTTCTTCTTGGTGCCAAAACTTTGACACTAGGCCATTGAGACCTTTAAGTGGTGTGAAAGAACACAGTACCTGTCCCTGTGTGGTAGCAGTACGAGTCACAATCTCACTGAAAAAATCGTCGGGCGGTTGTTCATCGAATACGGCAAGGTTCAATTTAAAACCCTGCATTTGGCGAACCTCTTGTGTGTAGTTGGCAAACAACAAATAGCTGTTGCTGCCGCTGTGATGTCGAATCTCAATGCCAATACAGTTGGCACCATCTGACCGCATGGTATCTAATACTATGCGATCTCTAGGTATGGCACCAGTACCCAAAGCGTCTCGTATTTTGACATCATTGGTGCCTAGTAGTTCATTTTGCAGAACCAAGGCCACCTGACTCCAACCCTCACCGGCCACCATGGCTGTGATGGGTCGATTGAATCGCTTGCCCTTCCACCACGCAGGATACAGTCCAGTCAGGTGCATGGCAGTTTCATAACAGGTACTTACAGTTTTACCAATACGATTGGCAGCCAGGATACCACGACGGTCTGCTGAACCAGTGGCAAAGAATCGCTGTTGATGATCAAATGGTCTGAAGTACTTGAGTTGATTGTATTCCATGTCATCACGCACACTAACACACAGTTCTTCAAACTGTTGTCGTACCGTGAATGGCATGTGATGTAGGTTGTCGGGTCTGAGTCCTTGTTGATCGCACACCCAGCGCACAGCTCTACGCATTAGCACACTTGGATCAACCATTTAGAACCCCCGTCGGATTTGATCCAATTGCGATGCGGCCTGAGTCAAGTCGGCCAACTCCTGTGTGCTCAGACGCCAGGTGTCAGGTCTAGCAGGATCTACTCCATCACGCTTGTCCAGGCCCAATTGCAGGCGTTCCATGACCAAGCGCAGGCAGTGTTCGACTTGTCCAGGATACTTTTCTGCAAAGGCTTCTCGATGTATACGATTGACCTTTTGCAGAATACGCACATCCTGAATTTGGCGTTCGGTGGTCATTAGAGATTGGTGCCCCATGGATTGTCGATGGCATTGCTGTCAGCACCAATGATAAATTCACGGTCGATCCAGATGGCCCAATAATCACTCTTGTTGATCTTTTGTTTTTGCATGCTGGCACGCAAGCGTGTGCCCACTGGAGTATAAGTGCCCGAGCTGGTACGAATCAACTGTTCGCCGGTGCGTGGATCAACCCAGGTATACTTTTCTGGTACTTCTCGGCCAAACTTGTTGACCCTGGTGCCCACTGCTCGAGTTGAGATGGGTCCAATGATTTCATAAGTGATGGCATTGTTGATGTACTTGCGGAATACCACTTCACACTTTTGACCTTGACTGGCCCATTCTGAGTCTGGGTGTGGAAATGTCTTGCTGATAAAACTTGAAACACATTGCTGATCAATCACATCTGCGGGTCTGGGTGGCAGCTTTTTGAGTTCATCCACTGGAATAAGATCATTCTTGTCCAGGTATGGATTTTCAGCGCCCAACAATTCTGCAGGTGGTTCGGCACCGTTCAGCACATCAAGTGCCAATTGATATTTCATTTTGTTTGAGCGACCTTTGACATTGAGCACATGGCCAGTTTGGTCAAACACAAACTTTTCCAATTCCTTGGCAGTTGGAAAGTCGGTCATGAGACCTTCTAGATCAAATGCCATGTTCAAGGGTTCTGTGGGTCGCACTGCTTGTCGAACTGGTTCAGTGACAGCTTCGGTCGGGATATCCCATTGACTGGGAGTGGTGGTGGGTTTTTTCATTTCTGTTCCTTTAAAATAAAATGACAGGTTTTACAGACCCGCCAAACTGTCCCTGGGTACGGGATTATTCTTGATAGCGAGCGCGACTGCGACGAACAGCAAAGCGATTGATCTGGCTGTTGCTACGAATGCCACCAGACTCGGGCATTTCGTGTTCGCCAGGATTGGATTCCAATTCACCGGCACGCTGACTGAATGCCGACATGATTTGATCAGCTAGGGGTTGGCGTGCGGCCTTTTCATCTTGGAAGTTGCCACGCTTGGCTGCATGTGCGCCGGTATTGCCGGTACGAGGACCTTGTGCCTGATTCACATTGGCTGCGGCATAAGGATTACGATACATGGCGTCGGTATTGGTATAGCAGGCTGCACTGGCCTTGTCGGCTGCGACCTGAGCACTTAGTCGTTGTTTCATGATTATTTTTTACCTTTCATGGCACGCAATTTGGCCATGTGCTGATCCATCTTGCTTTTGTGATGTTCCATCATTTGTTTGTGTGTTTCCATTTTGGCTGTGTGTTCGGCCATTCGGGGTGTGACTGCGGCCATGATCTTTCGATCTTCCCGGGCATCCATGGCCATGAATTTCTTCCGGGCGGCTGGTGTCATGCCTGCGGTCATTTTCTTGTCTTGCTTGGCGTCCAGGGCCATTAAAGATTGTTTTGCGGTCTTTTTCATTATTGGTTTCCTCGATGATTGGTACCTTGTCCTACCATGATTGCATCTGGATTGTGATAACCTGGTATCTGTTTTCCATCAGTTTGGCGCATGGTCGATCGTAAATGGCCATCTCTGGCAGTTTCATTGGGCACACAGGTGATGCTGGGCAAGGCCGGTGCATTCACAGTTGTGGTGCCTGCTGTGGTAGGTCCAGGGCCATAATTGGCCTGCATGGCACGACCCATATAGTCACCAAATTGATTACCCGAGAATCTTGTCATATCAAGTGGATCCTGGCACCACTGGTGTGGCAAATACAAAAGTGGTACCTGTGGCAGTGATGGCAGCCACATACACATTGGCCTGAGCGGGTGACAATCCAAACCCACCATCTAACACAATACTACCGTTTGGAACTATGATAACTCCGCCTGCATCAGTGCCCACGCTGGGATGATCCATGGCCGCGGCCTGTGCGTAAGTTGGGAATACACCAACATAAGCATACACTGAACTGCTGGCATTGGTAAAATTAAAAGTTGTTGTTCGTGTTACCACATTGGCCACATTGGACAATGCACCACCTGAGGGATTAAGGACCTTGGTATTTCCTGCAACTGCTACAGTCATTTTTTCATCCCCATGTTGATCACATCTGGATTGCCACGGTAGTTCTGGCCTGCTGACGGCATCCAATCACGACCACCATCAATGCATCCACCTGCTTGTGCCGCAGTGGCAATGGTCATCTTCATCTTGTCCTTGGTTACGCTTGCACCAATGGCTGGCATACGGTCTACGCTTTGATCACTTGTGTTGCCACGGCGTGAAGAGGCTTTCATGCCCGCATTGATCATATCTGGATTGCGTACTAGATGTGCATATTGATTTACACAAATGCCATCACGGCTCGAGTCACGATTGACACCGTTGCCCATTTGTCCGTTGAAAGCAAAATCAGCGCCATCGCCCGACTGGCTTGCGCGAGCCACTGGCATGTACTTGCCTGAGTTGGGTCGCATGTCATTGCTGGGCTTGCGATTTAGTGTTGTATTCTTTGCCATTTTATTTTCCTTTTGCCATTCTTACGGCGTGATGTTGGTCTTCGTGCATGCGACCATCTGCATGTTTCAAATTGCGTGGATGACTGTGACGAGTCTGCATGGCTGCATGTGCCATGTCGCCACATTCAGTGCAACCAATGGTCTGGGTGTCAGCACGGCCATCACCTGGCTTCATGTCACGCTGTCCTTCACGCACAGGACCTGCCGCCGTGGCTTCTCGCTGTTGTTCACTGCCCAGCTTCATGACTGCGCTTGTGGGGTTAAGGTTGTAAACACCTTTGTTCATGCTCTTTTTCATTTGTTTCGTCCTGTGTATTCGCCAATACTGTGGCTGTCTTCATTGTTAGTTAGTTGATGTTCTGCACGGGTCATCTTAGTGGCGCTTGGTCTTGTGTATGAAGCATCAATCACGCGATCATGATAATCTGCACTGCGTCGTGCGCTATGATGGCTGTGTGGATCCGCACCACCTTGAGTACTGGTGTTGCTGGGTCGTTTGTTC